GCCCCACGCGATCCGCTGCAGGTTACGCCGCGGGGGGGGTTGATCCATGCCGGGTCCGAAGCCGATCCCGACGGCGTTAAAGGTGCTTCGCGGCAACCCCGGCCAGCGTCGCCTGCCGGAGGGGGAACCGCAGTTGCCGGTCGCGGCCGCGTCGGCCGCGCCGCCCGAGGAGCTCGCCGGCGATCCGATCGCGCTCGCGGAGTGGCAGCGCCTCGAGCCGCTCCTGCGCGGCGCCCGGGTGTTGACCGAGGGCGACCGGGCCGCGCTCCTGGCGCTGTGTCAGCAGTGGTCACAGTATCGCGGCGCCCAGGCGCGCGTGCTGGCCGAAGGGCGGCTGGTGAAGGCCGGCCCGCGGAGTACGGCGCTCGTGCAGAATCCCCACCTGCCGATCGCGAATAAGGCGCTCCTGTTGTGCCTGCGCCTGTGGACCGATCTCGGCCTGACGCCGGCGGCGCGCACCCGCGTCACCGCGGCGCGTGAATCGTCGGCCGACGAGCTCGACGCCTTCCTGCAGTGAGTCCCGGCCCGCGCGTGTCGCGCACGATCGCCAAGGCGCGATCGCGCGCGCTGCGTGACGGGTGGGCGCCGCGCTGGGTCCGCACCGAAGCCGACGCCCAGGCGGTGCTCGACCACGGCTGCTATTTCGACCAGGCGGCGACCGCGCGCTTCCTGAACTTCGCCGCGACGTTCTGTCGGCATTCGAAAGGCGAATGGGCGCGGCAACCCTTTGTGGCGATGCGCTGGCAGCGGGAGCAGTGGTTTGGGCCGCTCTTCGGCTGGAAGCGCGCCGACGGCACGCGCCGCTATCGCCGCGGCGGCGTGTGGATTCCGAAAAAGAACGGCAAGACCAGCTGCGCCTCGGTGATTGCGCTGTACCTGCTGGTCGGCGATCGCGAGCCCGGCGCCGAGGTCTACAGCGCGGCGAACGATCGCGATCAGGCCGGGCTGATCTATCGCGAAATGGCAGCGATGGTGCGCCAGTCGCCGGCGCTCGCCTCCCGGCTGCATCCGATCGACTCGCGCAAAACCATCGCCTATGAACGCATGGCGGCGTTCTATAAAGCGCTGTCGGCCGACGTGCCGACGAAGGAAGGGATCAACGCGCACGGCGTGATCGTCGACGAGCTGCACGCGCTGCAGGTGCGCGAGCTGTGGTCGACGCTCGCCTATGCCGGCGCGGCGCGGCGTCAGCCGCTGTTGCTCTCGATCTCGACGGCCGGCGTCTACGATCCGGCGTCGATCGGGTGGGAGCAGTACCAGTACGCGAAGCACGTGCTCGACGGCACGCGCGAGGACTGGTCGTTTTTCGCCCTGGTCTACGAGGCGCCGCCCAAGGCGAACTGGCGCAGCCCGAAGGTGTGGCGCGCCGCGAATCCGGCCTACGGCGTGACCGTCCGAGAGGATCAATTCGAGGAACACGCGCGCGAGGCGTCGGATTCGCTCGACAAACAAAACGATTTCCAGCGCTATCGCCTCAACATCTGGCCGCAGCAGGCGCTGCGCTCGATCGATCTGCGCGTGTGGGACGAGAACCATAAGCACCCACTGCCGCCGCCGGCGGCCGACGCGGCGCCGGCCCGCCAGTGGTACGGCGGGCTCGACCTCGGCGGGACGTCGGATCTCTCCGCGTGGGTACGTGTCAGTACGTGCCCCCACGATCCCGAGGCCGTCGACGTGCGCTGCCGCTTCTGGCTGCCCGAGGCGCTGCTCGGCCCGGACTCCCGCCACCGTAACAAGACGCTCTACCAGCAATGGGCCGACCAGGGCCTGCTGACACTCACGCCGGGCAACGTCGCCGACGAGCCGGCGATCCAGGCGGCGATCCTCGCCGACGCCCAGGCCGTCAACCTGGTGGCGGGGCGCATCGATCAACTGTTCCAGGGCCTGCGCCTGGCCACTGACCTGACGGCCGAGGGGATCGTGATGGCGCCGATGGGCCAGGGCTTCGCGGCGATGGCGGCACCGACCAAGAAATTCTTCGACCTGGTGCAGGCGCGGCGCTTCCACCACGGCGGGCACCCGGTGCTGCGGTGGATGGCCGATAATGTCGTTACGCGCAGCGACCCGGCGGGCAATCGGAAGGTCGACAAGGCGCGGTCACCGCAGAAAATTGACGGCATCGTGGCGGCGATCATGGCGATCGCCGGCTGGATCACGGTCGATGATGCGCCGACCTATCAGGTGGTGATCATCGGCGGCCCGGGAGCGCATCCATGAGCGACCAGCCCACCGCCGGAAGCAAGCGCGGGCGCCCGCGGGCCGCCGTGCCAGGCATCACCGTCAGCACCTGGCTGCGCACGACCGAGTACGATCGCCTCCTGCGCCAGGCGCAGCGCCGGGACGAAAGCCTATCGGCGATGCTGCGCCGCCTCCTCATCAAACGCCGCGCCCGCCGGTAATTTCTCACTAGTACAAATTTGGCGCCGGTCGATCGCGCGTAGGCTTGACGGCCGATGTCCGACCGCACGCGCTACGACATCCGCGAGCTCACGATCAAGTCGTTCGAGGAAGAGCCCCAGGCGCCCATGCGCCTGCGCGGCGTCGCCTCGACGCCCACCGAGGATCGCCACGGCGACATCATCGAGCCCGGCGGCGCGACCTTCCCGGTCGAGATGCCGCTGCTCCTGCATCACCAGCACCACGATCCGGTCGGCACGGCGCGGCTGCGCCACGTCGGCGGCGTGCTCGAGTTCGACGCGGAGCTGCCCTATGTGACCACGCCCGGGACGGTGAAAACGAAGGTCGACCAGGCGCGCGACTCCATTCGGCACAAGCTGATTCGCGGCGTGTCGATTGGCTTTCGCCCGCGGGGCGCGCCCGACGACGTCATCGAACGGCGCAAGGGCGGCGGGCTGCGCTTTCTCAAAACCGAGATCCTCGAGCTCTCCCTTGTCACGGTGCCGGCGAATTCGGACGCGAGCTTTGCGGTCCTGAAGCAGCTGGACACCGGCTACCAGGCCGCGGCGGGCCGCTCACCTTTGCCCGGCGATACGGGCCCTTTGCGATCCGTAGGTACCATGACCACCGAGACCCTCAACGAATCGATCCGCGCGTACGAGACGAGCCTGGCGGCCAAGCAGGCGCAAATTGACGGCCTCCTCAATACCGCGAAGGACGCCGGCCGCACGCTCGACGCGACCGAGCGCGAGCGCTGCGACACCTTGCAGAGTGAATCCGACGGCATCATCGACACGATCAGCCGCTTCCGCGCCCGCGAGAAAAGCGCGCTGCTCCTGGCCACCCCGGTCCCGGCCACGGCGAACGGCCGCCCCGCGGCGGTCGCGGCGATCAGTGTCAGGCCCAACCAAGCGCCGGGCGCCACGTTCACGCGCGCGATGATGGCGCAGATCGCCTGCTACGGGAAGAACATCGACGTCGCGCAGTATGCCGCGCAGCGCTGGCCGGACGCCCCCGACGTGGCGCTCTACGTCAAGGCGGCGGTGGCCCCGGGCACCAGCACCGCGGCGGGCTGGGCGGCGGAACTCGTTGGCGCCACGACGGAATTTATCGCGCTGATGTGGCCGAAGACCGCCATCGGACAGATCCAGGGGATGCTCAAGGTGCCGTGGGGCATCAAGGTTCCGGCGCAAACCGGCGGCGGCACCTACAACTGGGTGGGGGAAGGCAAGCCGAAGCCCGTCACCGCGCTCGCCTTCACGTCGCAAATCCTGCCGATCGCGAAGGTCGCCGGGATCATCGTGATGAGCAAGGAGCTCGTGATGTCGTCGTCGCCCTCCGCCGAGGAGCTGGCCCGCGACAGCATGATCAAAGGGATCACCAAGTTCGTCGATCAGCAGTTCATCGATCCGACGGTGGCCGCGGTGGCGAATGTCAATCCCGCGAGCATCACCAACGGCGTCACGCCGATCGCGAGCGTGGGGCCGCTCAGTGACATCGTCGCGATCGCGAACGCGTTCACGGCCGCGGGGGTACCGCTCGAGGGGCTCACCTACATCATGTCGCCCAACAATGCGCTGGTGCTCTCCTTCCAGCGCGAGAGCACCGGCGCGCTGCGCTTCCCGGGGATGAGTGCGGATGGCGGCAGCGTGAGCGGCCTCAAGATCGTGACCAGTGCCGCCGCGGGGAACAACGTGATCGGCCTGATCCCGCAGCTGATTCTCTACAACGATGAGGGCGGGATCACCGTCGACGTCAGCCAGGAAGCCTCGCTCCAGATGGACAGTGCCCCGGCGAGTCCCGCCGATGCGACGACCGTGTTCGTGTCGCTGTGGCAGAACAACTTCATCGGGCTGCGCGCCGAGTGGTTCATTTCGTGGCTGAAGGCGAACGCGAACGCCGTCAAGTACGTGAACAACGCCGGCTACACGATCCCGGCGCCGACCGGCCTCGAGGCGACGACGGCCGGCAACGGCAAGACGAAGTAAGCGATGCGGCTGCCAGGCGGGTACTCCCTGACGCTCGCACGCACGCCGGCCCCCGTCCTCTCGTCTTCGCCGAGAGGCGACGGGTGGATCCCGGTGGTGCGCGAGCCGTTCACGGGCGCCTGGCAGCGCAACCTCGAGATCACCAACGACACGGCGCTGAGCTATGCGCCGGTCTTCGCCTGCGTCGATCTGCTCTCGAGCGACTGCGCGAAGCTGCGCTGGCGCCTGGTCGAATACGACCGCGGCGTGTGGCTCGAGACCGACAACACCGCCTACTCCCCGCTGCTGCGCACGCCCAATCGCTACCAGGTGCCGCTGCAGTTTGTGCAGCAGTGGATGGTCAGCAAACTCATGCACGGCAACACCTACGTGCTGAAGCAGCGCGATCAGCGCGGGGTGGTCAACGCGCTCTACGTGCTCGACCCGACGCGCGTGCAGCCGCTGATCGCCACTGATGGCGCCGTGTATTACCAGCTGCAGCGGGACGACCTGGCGGGCCTCCCCGAGGTCATCCCCGAGGCGATCCCGGCCCGCGAGATCATCCACGACCGGATGATGTGCCCGTTTCACCCGCTCTGCGGCGTGTCGCCGATCTTTGCCGCCGCGCTGCCCGCCCTGCAGGGCCTGTCGATCGCCCGCAACAGCGAAGCGTTCTTTCGCAACGGGAGTTCACCGGGCGGGATTCTGCTGGCGCCCGGGAAGATCAGCGACGAGACGGCGACGCGGCTCAAGGAGTACTGGACGACGAACTTCAGCGGCGCCAACGTCGGCAAAGTAGCCGTGCTCGGCGACAACCTGAAGTATGAAGCGCTCTCAGTGAACGCCGTCGATGCGCAGCTGATCGATCAGCTGAAGTACACCGGCGAGATGATCTGCGCGGTGTACCACGTGCCCGCCTACATGGCCGGCATCGGGCCGCCGCCGCCGTACGCGAATGTTGAGCCGCTCCTGCAGTTGTATTACTCGCAGGGGCTGCAGCGGCTGCTGGTGAGTGCGGAGCAGGTGATGGACGAGGGCCTCGAGTTCAACCGCTCCACGCTCGGCACCGAGTTCGACATCGACGATCTGATCTGGATGAACGCCGAGACGCGCACGAAGGCCGCGCACGACGCGGTCGCCTCGGGCGCGATGTCGCCCGACGAAGCGCGCCGCAAGTACTACAGCCTGCCGCCAGTGCCGGGCGGGGATACGCCGTATCTGCAGCAGCAGTACTACTCGCTGAAGGCGCTGGCCGCGCGCGACGCCGATGATCCGTTTGCGAAGCCGGCGCCGCCGCCGGCGTCTCCGGATCCGGAGGATCTCGACGCGGCCGCGGCGGAGTTCGGGTCTCTCTTGAGGGCTGCCTGACATGACACGCGACGACCTCTCGGCGATTGTCCGCGCCCTGGCGCCCATGCTGCGCGAGTATGTGGCCGAGCAGACCGCGCCCCTGCGTGAGACGATCACGCGCGTCGCCGCGCTGGAAACTGACCGCCCGGCTCTGGCTGAAGTGCCGGTTCTGCACGACCGGCTCACGCGGCTCGAGGCCAGCGCGGCGGCCGCACTCGCGGACGTGTCGCTCATCGGCGCGCTGCGCGAGCGTGTGGCGGTGGTCGAGGCGCGCGCCCCGCTCGCCGGCCCGCCCGGGCCGCCCGGGGCCGAGGGCCTCGGCTTCGGGGATCTTCAAGCCGACTACGACGGCGAGCGCACGGTGACCCTCAAGGCGGTGCGCGGCGACCAGGTCAAGACGCTCACCACGCTCGTGCTCCCGATCGATCTCTATCGCGACGTCTACGTGCCGGGGAAGAGCTACCAGGTCGGCGATCGCGTGACCTGGGAGGGATCGGAGTGGCGCTGCCGGGAAGCCGGGACGACCAAACCGCAGGACGGCGCGAAGGCCTGGAAGCTGGTGGTGAAGCGCGGGCGCGATGGCAAAGATGCGCGAGGGGCGGCGTAATGGCGGTGCCGCTGCTCTCGCTCGCCGACGCGAAAGCGCACCTGAAGATCCCGCCGGCGGATACGCGGGACGATGCCGATCTGACGGTGAAGATTCTGCAGGCCTCCGCGATCATCGTGGGCCTGCTCAAGTTACAAGCCGATCCGAGCTGGGACGCGCTCACGGTGCCGCCGCCCATCCAGTGGGCCGTGCAGCTGATGCTCGGCCACCTGTGGGCGAACCGCGGCGATGCCGCGGCCTCGGCCGGCGACGCGGAACTCTGGGAGGCGATCGATCGCGTGCTCATCCCGTATCGCGATCCGGCGCTGGCGTGACGTATGGCCCTGGGAGCCCTGCGACCGATCGGCGCCCGACGGCACTGGGTCCGCGTCTATACCGCGGGGCCGGTGCTCGGCGATGGCGACGGCGCGCCGGTGCCGGATCCGATCGATCACGGCGATTGGGCGGTGGAGATTCGGGCGGCCACGACCGCCGACCTCGAGCGCTACGCCGCCGGGACGATCGTCGCGGACGCCACGCACATCCTGATCGGGCGCTATCACCCCGACGTGAAGGCGACCAGCGCGCTCGTCTTTCGCGGGCGCACGTTCCAGGTGGCCGGCGTGCGGACGGTGCAGGAGCTCGACACGGAAACGATCGCGATCTGCCGGGAGGTCTTCTAGCGTGGTGAAGTTCGAGTGGACCGGCCTCACCGAGCTGCGCGCGGCGATCGCGGCGCTGCCCGCCGAGCTCACCGGCGAGGCCGAGAAGATCGTGACCGGGCACGCCAATGCCGCCGGCGTCGCGATCCGCTCGGGCTATGGCTTCAAGACCGGCACCCTGCGCCGCGGCGTGACGGTCGAGGTCAAGGCAACGAAGACCCTCGCCGTCAATGCGCGCATTGCGAGTACGGCGCCGCATGCGTGGATCTTCGAGAACGGCACCGAGGCGCGGAAAACGAAACACGGCTGGAATCGCGGCCGGATGGCGCCGGGCCGGGTGTTCATTCCGGCGATGATTCGCTATCGGCAGCGGCTCTATACCGATCTGGCGGCGCTGCTCGAGCGGCATGGGCTGCGGGTGACGATGGATGCCGCCGCCTGACTCGGGCGCGATTGACGTCGCCTTGCTGACGCTGCTGCAGACCGACGCGGCGCTCCTGGCAGCGATGCCCGACGGCGTGTGGTACGACGTGGCGCCGGCGGGGGCTGCGCGGTTTGTGATCGTGTCGCTCCTGCACGAGGCCGACGCGAGCGGCTTCGAGGGGCGGGCCTTCGAGGATGCGCTCTACCTGGTCAAGGCGGTGGCGCGCTCGACGGTGTCGACCGCCCACGCGGATGTGAAGGCGGCGGCGACGCGGATCGAGGCGCTGCTCGAGCGGCAGGTGCTCACGGTCGACGGCTACACGTCGCTGCTCATGGAGCGACGCGAGCGGGTACGGGTGACCGAGGTCGATGACGTCGATCAGGATTTGCGGTGGTATCACCGCGGCGGCCACTACGCGGTGGTGATGAGTACTCAGTAAGGGAGGCCCGATGGCACGGCGACACGGTAGCACCGGAGAAATCTTGATCGATCCCACGGGCACGACCACCTACGTCCGGGTGGCCTCGCTCAACGCCTGGACGCTCGATCGCGCGCGGGACAAGGCCGACGTCACCGCGTTTGGCGATGTGAACAAGCAGTACGTGGTCGGCCTGCCCGACGTGAAAGGCACATGGAGCGGCTGGTGGGATGAAGCCACGTCACCCGACGAGATCTGGGCGATCGCCGGCCTCGACACGCCGGTCGGCCTCAAGCTCGTGCCGTCGACCGTCACGCCGACCTTCTTCTTCTCCGGGCTCGCGTATGTCGATGCCTCGATCGAGGTGAAGTCGGACGGCGCGATCGCCATCTCGGGAGACTGGGTGGCGGCCGGGCCGTGGACGCTCGCCGGCGGCACGACCACGCTGCTGGGGCGCCGCGCTGACGGCGAAGGCCGCGACCGCGCTGACGGCGAATGATTCGCGGCGTCGTCGGGATCATCACCTGGGCGTACTACCGAGCGGCCGCGCTCGAGGGGTACGCGGTGACGCGGCCCGGCGGCGCCTGGCGGCTGGAAGGGACGATCGTCGATCGCGATCCCTTCAAGCTGGCGCAACAGCCGCTCATGTTCAACGCGCCGACGAAGCTCGGCACCTGGCGCTGGCCGATCCTCGAGCTGGAGATCGTGGCTGACCGGATCACGGCGCGCCTCGGGCCGCCAGAGAAGCCTTCATGACTAGCCGCATTGTGCTGCCCGATCTCGTGGTGCTGCCGCTGACCGACAGCGACACGATCACCGTCAAGAAGCGCCTGAGCTCGGGCGAAGAGCGGCGCATGCTTCGCCGCGGCATCTCGTATGCGGCCGACGGCACGCGCAAGTTCGATCCGATCGAGGGCGGCCTCTCGAAGGTGCTCGCCTTCCTGGTCGACTGGACCTTTACCGGCCCGGACGGCAAGCGCCTGGCGATTCGCGATCAGCCGCCGTCGATCGTCGAGGCCGCGCTCGACCTGCTCGATCCGGAGAGCTACACCGAAGTCCTGCGCGCGATCGAGGCGCACGAGAAAGCCATGGCGGCCGAGCGCGAGGCAGAAAAAAAAACCCGGAGTGGCGGCGTGACCTCGTCCGTGATCTCGCCATGGCCCGCCGCTGCGGCTGGCGGTACGAGTGGATCGTGAGTCTCGACGCCGACGTGTATAACGTGCTGCTCGAGCTCCTGCTCGAGGAAGACGCCGCCGCCCGCACCGCGTAACCCACATGGCCATCACCGGCACGCTCCTCGCCGACTTCTCTGCCTTCGATGCCGCCGCGCAGAAGACGGAGGCCCGCCTCGAGGCGATGGCCAAGGCGGCCGGCGGCACGACGACAGAGGTCACCGCGGCCGATAAGGCGCTGCAGGGGCTGGGCGCCACGGCCACCACGTCCACCGCGCCGGCGCTGACCACCGTCGGCACCACGGCGGGCACCACGACCGGCAAGGTGTTGTCCTTCCAACAGTCCTTCCAGCAGGTCGATAAGACGCTCGCGGCCGTCGGCGTCAACCTCGGACCGCTACCCGCCGCGATCACGGAACTGGGGTCGGCCGTGGGCAAGACCGCGGGCGAGCTCGGCGCGCTGCAGACGGCGGGCCTCGCCGCGGCGGCGTTTCTCGGCGGCTGGACCATCGGCAAAAAGATCGACGAGTGGACCGGATGGAGTGATGCGATCGGGCGCACCACGGCGAAGCTCCTCGGCTGGGGCGATGTCGCGGCGGTGGAAGCGGCCGAAGGCGCGCGCACGCTCGAGCAGGCCTCGAAGCTCGCCGGGCGGGAGATCACCTCGATGGACGAGGCGATCCGGATCATCACGGCGGACACGAAGACGTACGTCGAAGATGCCAAGCTGCAGGCCGCGGCGCTCGATCGGATCAAGCTCGCCGCCGAACAGGCCGCCGAGTTCTCCGGAAAACTCTTCAGCCTCGACGACATCGCGCGCGCGGATCAGTACGTGGAAGCCCTCGGCGGCGTCGAGAACATCACCCGGCTGACGAAGGACAAGAAGGAAGAACTCCGCAAGGCGATCGGCGATGCCCTGGCCGCCTACAAAGCGCTCGGCACCCAGGCACCGCCGGAGCTGCAGAAAATCTACGACGCGACGACGGAGCTGATCGGCGTCTCGCGGTCCTTCTCGGATCCCGCGTCAGGCATGTGGGCGCCGTACAAGGAGGGGCTTGATGATGCGGTGGCGAAGACCGAGGTCGCGACCGCGCAGATGCGGCTGAAGGTGGAAGCGGCGGAAGCGCCCTGGCGCGAGCTCGGCGGCACGTCGCGCGAGGAGCTGCAGGCGATCGCCGACACGGCCGCGGCGAAGTATGCGACCGCGCTCGCGCATAGCGATCACTTCACGGCGCAACAGATCGCCGACTTCAAACGCGTGGCCGAGGAAGCACAAACCGCGGCCAACAACTGGGGCACCGCCCTCGAGCAGAAGTACGAGGAAGTCGCGGACGCCGGCGACCGCGCGGCCGATCGGCAGGTCGCGGCGGCCCAGCGCGTGTCGCTGACGTGGTCCGAAGCCATGGACGCCGTGCGGCGCGGCGAAGGCACGATGAGCGGTCAGATCAGCCTGGGCAGTGGACCGGTCAGCCAGAGCGAGATGGCCGCCGCCGAAGCGGCGCACGCCGCCGGCAACTATTTCGGCCCGGTCACCAACGTCAAGAAAAACGCCTGGGGCGGGGTGATCAGCAGCGACATCGACTGGGGCGCCATCAACGCGGCGCGCGGCGTGCCGGCGGCCTCCGCGGCCGGGGGCGGCGGCGTCAACACCAACGTCACGGTCAATGGCTCGGTGCTCAGCAATCCGCGCGAGCTCGCGAAGGTGGTCGGCGATGCCGTGATGAGCAGCCTGCGCGCCGGCGGCGTGCGGCTGCCGGCCGGGGCGTGACCCGATGGCCATCACGGGCGCGCAGCCGGCGATCACGCCCGCCCGGTCGGGCCTGCTCCGATCCGGCGCCGGCCGATCCGGCTGGCCGATCCTCGTCGGTAAGAAAGCGTGGCTCTATGCGCTGTCCAACATCGCCCGCAGCGGTGCGACGCGCTCGAACTATCACTCGTCGCGCGCCTTCATCAACATCGGCGGGATCTGGTCCGGCGCCGAGGACTCCGCGGCGCGCGTCCTGCTCGAGTCGCTGACGGTGACCGACCGGCTCGATCACGAGCCCGCGACCGCCGCCTTCCGGGTGCAGAGTCCGATCAGCGTGCCGCCCGTCGGCCAGTCGATTGTCGTCACGCTCGGCAGCCAGAACACCTTGCAGCGGCTCTTCGCCGGCCAGATCCTGTCGACGAGTCTCACGCACGTCACCAGCGATCGCCGGCACACGGTCACCGACGTGCAGGCGATCGACTGGACGTATCGGCTCAACCATCGCCGGTTTTCGCGGCGCTGGACGAATCGATCGGCGACGACGATCGCGCAGGAGATCGTGGCCGTGGGCGCCCCCGGCTACAGCGCCGCCTACGTGGCCGCGGGGCTGCCGACGCTCGACGAGTTCACCGTGACGGATCAGGACACGGGCGGCGCCCTCACAGCGCTGGTGCATCGCATCGGCGGCTACTGGTACGTCGACTATTTCAAGACGGTGCATCTCTTCGTCGACGGCGACCCGTACCCCGCGACCGATCCGACGGTGCTCAATCCGGTGCATCCCACGCTGGCCGATCTGGTGATCGACACCGACGGCAGCCAGCTCGTAACGCGCGCCTTCGTGGAAGGCGGCGGCAGTGTGGCGCAGACCGAAGTGGCGCCCGGCGAAACGCTCCTCCCGGTGGTCACGGCCGCATGGTACGAGGCCGCCGGCGGCGTCGTGAAGGCCGGGCCGCAGCGCCTCACCTACACCGGCCGGCACCTGGGCGGCGGCGGCTCACTGGTCGGCCCGGGCGCCGCGCCGGCGGCGGCGCCGATTGCGCTGGCCACCGCCGGCCTCGGGATCGAGACCGGGGCGCATGACTACGCGATCGTGTTTGTCACCGCGGGCGGCGTGTCGCTGCCAGGCCCGCGCGCGAGCGTGGTCGTGGGCGCCGTCAGCGCGCCGCCGGCGCCGCCGCAGATCGGGGCGACGCATGCCGGCGCCGGGCCTGAGCCGGGCTACCACGAGTGGGGCGTCACCTTCGTCACGCCCGACGGCGAAACGGTCCTCGGCCCGCGCATTGGGCTGATCATCCCGGCCGGGGCGCAGCCGCTCGCCGCGCCGGCGCCCGCGACGCCCACCTTCGGCGGCGCGATCGAGCCGGGCTCGTTCGAGTACGCGATGACGTTTCAGACCGCCAGCGGCGAGTCGACGCCGGGCCCGCTCTCCAGCCTCGTGACCCTGACTGCGGCCGCGGCGGCGCCGCAGCCGGCCACCGCGCCGACGCCTGGCACGCCGACCGCCACGGGCGGGAACGTCGACTATCTGAACTACACCTACGTGACGACGTTCGAGACGGCGCTGGGCGAAGGCAGTAATGGGCCGCAGTCGGCGATCGTGACGCCACCGCTCCCGCCGCCGGTGGCCGCGCCCGCGACGGCGCCGACCTTCAGCGCCTACATCGGCGGCAGCGCGCAGATCGGCGGCACGCTCACCTGGGTGGTCACGTTCCTGACGGCCAACGGCGGCGAGACCACCGCGGGCCTGCTGAGCGCGCCCACCACCAGCGGCAGCGGCATCACCGGCGGCGTGCGCCTGGCGAACGTGCCGACCGGCGGGCCGACGGTCACCGGCCGGCGCGTCTATCGCGCGAAGCAGCCGGGGACGGATACCCTGCACCCCGCCGGGCACCCGTTGGCGCTGGCCGGCACCCTGTCGAACAACACCGCCACCACCTTCGACGACACGATCGGCGTCCTCGGCGCGGCGCCGCCGGCCACCAATACGAGCCAGGGCCCGTCGACGGCCACGATCCCACTGAGCAACATTCCGATCGGCCCGGCCGGCGTGATCGCGCGCTCGGTGTACCGCTCGGTCGTGCCGGGCGGCGCCTATCAGCGTGTGGTGCGCCTCGCCAACAACAGCGCCACGACCTTCACCGACACGCTGGCGACCGCGGCGCTGGGCCCGGTCCTCGGCGCCGGCGCCACCGCCACGCAGAACGCGATCCCGCTGGCGCTGCCGCTGGCGCCCTCGGGCCAGGGCGTGACCAGCCGGCACATCTACCGCTCGAAGCAGGGCGGCCCGCTGCAGAAGCTCGCGACCTTTGCCAACAACACGACCACGAGCTACACCGACACGACGCCCACCGCGAGCCTGGGTGCGGCGCCGCCGACCATCAGCCGCACCGGCGCCGCGGAGGTGGACCTGCGGGCGATCCCGACCGGCGGCCCGGATGTCACCGCCCGGCGTGTGTATCGCACGGCCTCGCCGGACGTCACCGCCTTCGGCCTGGTGCTGACGCTGGCGGATAACGTCACCACCACCGCGACCGATACCGTGCGCGACGACGCCCGCGGCGCGGCGCCGCCGACGGTCACGACCGCCTCAGCCAATCGGGTGCAGCTCTCCGCGATCCAGATCGGGCCGAGCGGCACGACGGCGCGGCGCCTCTACCGCACCGCGGCGAATGCGAGCGGCCTGCAGCTGCTGACCACGCTCGCGGAGAACACGTCGACGAGCTATCTCGACGCGGCCGCCGATGCGACGCTCGGCGCCATCGCCCCGACTGATGACACCTCAGGGCTGACGCAGCCGGCCGGCATCGTGCGCGCGGGGGCCGCGACGCTCCCGGTCGCCGGCGCCGGCGGCTTTCCGCCCGCGGGCTGGGCGGTGATCGGCAACGGGCAGCAGGTGATCCGCTATAGCGGCCTGATCGGCTCGACGCTGACCGGGATCCCGGCGAGCGGCCCGGGCGCGGTGACGGCGACGATCGCGTACAACAGCACCGTCACGGCGAGCCCGATGCTCATCGGCCTGCCGGCGAGCGGCGCCGGCGCGATCCTCTATGCGATTCGGCGCGGCGACGACATCAACCTCTGGATCCAGGTCGATGATCTCAACGCCCAGGCGCTGGTGGCGGCGCTCTTCACCTCGAGCATCAGCGGCCCGCATGACGGCATCATCGAAGACGTGATCCAGGACCGGCGGCTGTCGGCGACCGAAGCGCGCGCCCGCGGCCGCGCCCACCTGCAGCAGCGGCGCACCACCGAGATCCGCGTGCGCTATCGCAGCCGCGATCTCAATTCGCGGGCGGGCCGCACGGTGACGGTCACGCTGCTGGGGCCGCCCTACTACCTCTCGGCGCAGTTCGTGATCCAGACCGTGACGATCGGCGACTTCACGCTGACGCCGCCGGTCTGCACCGTCGAGGCCTCGTCGACGCGCTTTAGTTTTGAAGACTTGCTGCGGCGCCTCAGCGCGGCGCCGGTCGACACGTAGAAAGGGAAGAGACCGATGGCGATCACCCGCACGGCGATGGTCGATGACGACGGCACCGGCACGACCGGCACGATCATTAACAACGCCTGGAAGACGGAGCTCTATAACCAGATCGATGGGGCGATCGTGCCGCTGGGCGCATGGACCGATGTGCCCTTCAACGCGGCGAACTATGTCGCGGACGCCGGCGCGTGGACGGTGGCCGCCGGCAACGTCGGGACGCATGCCTACACGGTGATCAATAAAACCTTGCTGGTGTTTCTCCACATCACCGGCAGCGCGTTGACTGCCCCGACGTCCGTGATCCGGGTGCAGCATCCGGCCGGCCTGACGATCGCGAATCGGCCGAATCTCGGCAACGGGGCCATGTCGTGGGCGAACGCGGGGGCGACCGGGACCGGTCTCTCGTTGCACAGCACCTCGCAGCTGGCGCTCGTGCGGGATATCAGCGTCAGTGCGCCCTGGGCGGCCGGGGCGACCAGTATCAGCGGGATCTTTTTCGTGCCGCTGGCCTAGCGCAGCAGCACGTACACGAGCCAGCCGATCGCGCCGAGGACGGCGAGCCCCGCGGTCCCGACCATCAAGGCGACGAGCGCGCAGCCGCGGATATTATCCGGCGGGCTGCCGACGAGAATGCGCTGCGACTGCGGGGGGCGCGTCATCACGGCGCGCTATTGTGTCCCAAGCTGACCGGGCGAACCAAGCCGCCCTTTTCCATTGATCGGCGCCGCCGCGCGCCGGGAAAGGGCCGCGCATGTCGACGCTCCCGCAGACGAATTTCCGCAGCCATCACGGCCCGTACCTCAACGCGTACTTTGGCGGCGGGCCGCAGGGCCAGGAGATCGAGGGCGTGCCGGTCGGCCTGCTGACGGCGGCGATGGGCGACGGCGTGGAGCCCGGCCCCGATGAGACGTTCGGCGTCGAGGTGCTCGACCCGCCCGAGTGGATCGCGCTGCGCTCGTTCAACGGCTGCTATGTCTGCGCCGAGGGCGGCGGCGGCGGCCTGGTGATCGCCAATCGCGAATACGACACGCCGGGGCCCTGGGAAACGTTTACGGTGTTCATCGTCGACGACGCGGCCGGGATCGTCGCGCTGCAAACGCACAACGGCCAGTACCTGACCGCCGAGCCCGATGGCACCGTGACCGCGACGCGCCCAAACACCGAGGCGCCGGGGCCCTGGGAATGCTGGACCAGTGCGCTGCGCTGGTGGGTGGTCGAGATCGATGGCACGGTGCCGCCCGAGGGCGGGAACCGGGTGCCGGCGGGCCCGGTGCGTCTCGCCGGGCGTATCTGCACCGATGACGCCGGGCCGTTCCTCGCCCTGGGCGCGTCGTTCTTCTGGACGCCGCGCGCGTGGAAGGACTACCGCGATCGCTACGACGCCAACATGGCGTGGCTGCAGAAGAGCGGCTTCAACTTCTATCGCGCGCTCGTGCTCACCGGCGGCTGGCCGGAGCCGGATGGCTGGGCGCATGCCGGCGCGTTCCTGCCGTGGGCGCTCGACGTGTTGCCGGAGTACTTGGACGACGCCTTCACTCGCTACAACCTCCGGTGCAGCCTGACGCTCTTCGACGGCGAACATCAGACGCCGACCGACAGCGAGCAGGATAGCTTCGTCCATGCGGTCTGTGATCGGCTGCTGTCGCGGCTGCACACGCTGCAGGACGTCCAGGTCGCCAACGAATACAACCCGTGTGGGTGGGACTATCCGAAGGGCATCGAGCGGCTGCGGCGTCACGCGCGCACGCTCCGCGAGCGCCTCGGCCCCGCGATCCCGCTCAGCATCAGCTCACGCACGACGGCGATGGCCGGCGGCACGGCGCAAGACCATTACGACGAGTGCCACAAACTGTTCGACGGCCTGCTGCCCGACATCGTGACCACCACCTGCAATCACGACTCGCGCGAGACGACGCTGATCGACGGCCACTGGCGGCATGTGCGCCAAGGCTGGGAGCGCGTGGTGCATGACGCGCAGGGCCGCCCGCTCGAGCCCGACGCCTCGATCGATGACGAGCCGATGGGCCCGCGCAGCTCGGTGGCGGAAGAGGACAATCCGTCGCTCATCGTGGGCAAGGCGCTGGTGTCTTACATCTCCGGGCGGCATCAGTACGTCTACCACCCAGACGCCGGCATCTGGTCGGACCTGCTCAATCCGCCGCAGCGCGGCATGGGCGAGTTCCGGCTGATCGAGGATCATCCGACCTCCGGCCTGGTGGCGGCGTCGTTCCAGCAGTTGATGCCCTTGCTACCGCCCGAGATGACGACCTGGGCGCGCACGTCGCACCACATCGTCGGCCATCCCTTCGCGGCCAGCTTCGAACAGGTGGGCGACGTGTTCACGCAAATCTGGCCAGACCAGGTCACCGCCCACGGCGTGGTGCGCGCGTTCGGCGTAATCGACGGCGCGTCGTTCCTCATCGCGCTGACCGGCGTGAAGGATCGGTTCGATATGCAGTGGATCGAGGCGCTCGAGTTCGACGTCTACCGCTGCGGGACCGGCGAGCGCGTCGAGACGGTGAGCAGCGAGGGCGGCGGGATCCTCACGCTGCGCGCGAGCCTGGACACCGACTATCTCGTGGTCGGGCGCTGGCGCTGAGGCGTTCCACGTGCCACACCGTACGGACCCGGAGCTCCTCACCTGGATCCTGATCGCCCTGGGGATCGCCGCGGTGGTCGCCACGATCCTGGCGGTCGTCGTGACGTGGCTGCTCGCCTGACGCGCGGGGCATCCTCCCGACGGCAGATCGCGGCGGCGGCCCGTACACTGGAAGAGGATGAACGACCGCACGCTGCACTGCGCGCACGTCTGGATCCACCCGAACGATCCGCTGCGCCGCCCCTATGTCCCGATCATCGGGCCGGGGCGCTATCAGATGAAACTCGGCGAGGTCTATCGCTGCCGCTACTGCCAGGTCGCGCTGCCGATTGGCGCCGCGGCGCTGACCCGCCTGCCCATCGCCTCGGAGCTGCCTGAGGCCCCGCCTGAGGCCCCCTAAGGAACGCGAGGTCTAAGGCAGTTTTGTCCGCCCTGGGTTCAATTTATACCGGGGGTGTATAAAACCAAGTCTGCAGGTTAGCTCGGCCGCACACGAGGCCCGTAGGCGCGTTCAAACGGCGCCGCGCCTATCGGTCGGGGGTGGGCGGCGCTGACGCGCCCTGGGGCCGCGTGGCGCGCCGGGCGGCCGCGCGGCGTCGCCGTGGCCACCGGGGCCGGTGCTGAGGCCCCGCCTGAGGCCACCGGTTGAGGCCACATCAGGCCCTGCGGGGCGGGTTCTAGCGGGCCGTTATGGGGTCTCGTTCTGAAACACTTCGCAGAATCCCTAAGAAATCCGCGTATTTGGGCGCGGCCGACAGGGCTCGAACCTGTGACCCTCAGCTTCGAAGGCCGATCGGACGATTCGCCGCAAGCGATAGACCATATACGGCTTACCTACGATTTCGGCGAGGCCTGAGGCCCCGCGCTAGGGCCACATCACCGAAAAGGGCCCCGTTACAACCACACACATCGTTCAGCTCTGTGACGGTTCTGTTGCGTGGCTGAATTTTCTCGCGGCGCTGAATTTCCACGCGCGGACGTGGCCCTGGCTGCAGCCAGGGCCGGGTGTGCGTCACGCCGCCCGCCCGTTGATGCGATCGGCGACATCCTGCAGCCGCCGGCTGACGACGCGCCGGGTGTAGCGCATGGTCGTGCTGATGTGCAGGTGCTGCGCGTAGACCTGGACGATCGCCGCGTCCTCGCAGTGCACGTGCAGCCAGCTGAGAAAGCTATGGCGCAGGTGCTTCGGCGTCAGGCCGGCCGGGAGCGTCACGGTACGGCCCTCGGCGGCCTCGCGGGCGACGTAGGACCGCACGGCCGTATGAAAGGCGCGGCCCAGGGCGCGCGTCCCGCAGGGGCCCCACGCAAACGCCCGCAGCCAGGCGGCGGCGGCCTCGGGCGCCTTGCCGAGGAGCGGCAGCGTCACGGCCTCGACGCCCTCGCCTTTCTCGCGCGGCGGCAGCGTGATCGTGCCGCGCGCCAGGTCGATGTCGGTGGCCTGCAGGCGCTGCTGCGTCGCCGGCTCGGCGCCGGTCCACAGCCACAGCAGCAGACGGCCGCGCGCTTTGTTGCGAAACATTCGACCGCCGCGGCCCGGGTGGCGCGCCGTGCGGTGTTCGTCCATGCCGCTGATGATGGCATGCAGGAGATCCATCTCGGCGCCGCGCGGCGGCGTCTTCGGCTCGCGCGGCGTTTTCAGCCCGCGCACGATCGCCTCGAGCTCGTGATCCTTGACGGCCTCCAGGAACTTCGCGAGCTCGCGGCGCCGGTGCTTCAACGTGCTGGCCGCCACGCCGGCGTCGATCCAGTCGGTCACGATCTGCGCCAGCCGGCCCGCGGTCACCGCCTTGCGGCCAACGTCGCCGAGCGCATGCGCCCAGGCCATGAGATAGCTGCGGGTGTTCGCCCGGCTGCGGCCCTTCGGCAGACCCGCGACATACAGCCCGATCTCGCCGGCAATCTGGCCCTTGAGCCGCTGCTGCGTGCGCTTCTGCTTCCGCAGCTCGGCGCAGGTGTCGTCAATCCAGGTGGTGATCGTGCGGAGCGGGGTGGTGCGGGGGAAGCGTCTGCGGCGGCGGCGGTCGCGGCCGACCTTCGCGGTCGCGATGTAGCGGCGCCCGTCGTCGACGACGTTGGGCGCGATCGAGGTACTCACGGCGGAGCTCCTTGACGCGTGCCAGCGGGGCTGGCCAGGTGCGCGTCGGTCTTGACAGCCACCAAAATTGGGATTAGCTGCGCCTCGATTCTACGGCCGGTGGCGCCGAAAGCTCAAACCGGCTTTAGCGCCGGGCGTGGGGATTGAGGAAGATCCGCGCGATGAGGTGCAGCACGGCGCCGATCACGGCCTGCTGCGCCGGCGGCAGCGTGTCGCGTAGCGCCTCGAGCTCCTGCACGGTCAACGGGAGCGGGGGCGCGGGCCCGATCTGCTTGCGCAGCTCAGTCTCGGCGGTGAGTTTCAACGCGTCGCAGTATTTCGCCAACATCCGCCAGGTGTAGGTGAGCTGGCCCTGTTCGATCTTCCGCAGCGTCGGCACTGAGGGCCCGCCGAGATCGTTCACCTTCCGGAGTGTGAGGCCCTGGCGCTTGCGCTCGAATTGCAACTGCCCGCCCAAGGCGATCGTGATGTCTTTCAGTTTGCGCGCGCCCAAAACCTTTTGGTATTTCCCCGCCACAGCTAGCCTATGACGCGGCCCAACTTGGAATGTCAAATTAATTTGCACGCTTGACATCAAATGGAAACTTGGAATTAGATCCGGCCTCTCTCCGCGGCGGCGTGCGTTTGGCGTGTGTTGTTTCTTCGCCCACCATGACAGCTGCGGTCGTTGGATGTCTGGGAGGGACGTATGAGCAAGACGACGCCCACGCCGACCCCAACGCCGCCGACGATCCGCGACCTGCGCGATCAGGCTCACCTGACGCCAGCTGATGTCGAGCGGATCACCGACGGCGCTGTAAAGCGCGGCGCGCTCAGTGCGATCGAGCGTGGCCTCGTGCCGACTCCCCGCTATGCGACGCTGACGCGCCTGGCCCAGGCCCTCGGCGTCGACCCCGATGAGTGCCAGGCGGCCGTCCATGCCACGGTCGCCGCCCGGCAGTCGCATCGTCTGACCCGCGGATCGCCCGGCCGACCGAAGGCCGCGCCGATGACCCTCGCGGCGGCGCTGCAGCAAGCGCGGCAGTTGTGCGCCGCGCTCGAAGTCCTGGCGGCCGCCCCCGGCCGCTGACGCCGGTCAGGAAGGGATCGAACCTCATGGCGAACCTAATCGCGATCCGCCCAATTCTCACGATCGCCGACATCTGCGAGCTGCTACGGATCAGCCCGACGCAGTTTCACGACATCAAAGACACGCTGAGCGCGCTCGGCCTGCTCAAGCCGGTGTACCCCGAGATCGATCGCAAACGGCGCTACCACGGCGAACCGTTTGTCGAATGGCTCTCGGACAAACGCCAGGCCGCGCTGCTGCGCGAAACGATCACCGCCTTCGCGGGCGGGCGCTCGTGAAAGTCGGCGAGCTCTTCCAAAGCCGGTTCCTACGCGCCGACGATCTCGGCCGCAGTCACGTGCGCGTCACGATCGAGAAGGTCGCGATCGAGGCGATGCACGGCAGCCGCAAACCGGTGCTCTATTTCCGCGGCAAGTCGAAAGGCCTGGTCGTGAACCAGACCCGCGCGCGCAGCCTGACGAAGGTGCTCGCGACCGACGAGACCGAGGCCTGGGTCGGCTGCCAGGTGTCGCTCTACGTCGACAGCATCGAGACCAGCGACGAAACGACCGGCCGCAAGCGGCGCGTGCAAATGATCTGCGTCGACGAGCGGCCCGAGTCGGCGCTGCGGCCGCGGCGCGACGGCGAACCCGCCACCGGCCCGCTCACCGCCGCGGACGTGAAGCGATGGTGACGCGCCTGGCGGCCAGCGTGACGGCCTACCACACGACGCTGACCCGCGCCGAGCTGCTGCGCGTGCTGAAGCAACACGGCCCCGAGGCGGTGCTGCCCGGGTTCACCGGCACGCTCGAGGAAGCGCGGGCCGTGATCGCGAAAGATCCGCGCGAGGTGTTTGTGCTCGATCGCAATTGCGATCGCCAGGATACCAAGGGCCAGTGCCTCGGGCATCGGCACGTCCGGTGCGCCGGCTGCGGCGGCTGGCTCGCGGTCCTCGAGGTCGGCGATCCGGTATGCCTCACGTGCGGCGGTGACTTGTGACGCGGCGCCGCGATCCCCTGGCCGCGCTGCAGCTGCGCCTCGTGCTCGAGCTCGAGCGGCGCCGCAGCAACGATCGCGAGCGCCAGGCGCGCCGGCGCGCGACACACCGCCAGAAAAAAATGTCACAGTCACAATCCGTCACTATGGGCTCTGGCGGTCCGTTATGGGGACAAGTGTCACGTGACATCGAAACTCCACAACAGCCCACGACCAATGAATCCGGGCCGAAATTCGCCGACGTGTCACGTGACTGTCACAGCGCCCTCGCGCGCGGCGATCAAGATCCCGTAGTACGTTCTTCTGTACTTAGTACGTACGTACGTACAGCGGCGCTGCCGCGCCGCGATTTCCACATGGCCAAAGCCACGCTGTGGAAACGCGCGATCGCCATCGCCCACCAGGCGATCGACGAGTGGCCCACCGACAGCGCGAGCCAGGCCGAGGCCTTCAAACAACACTGCGCCGATCAGGGCCTGCCCTACGCGGAGCGATCGCCCGACAACCCGCGGCCGCTCTACGTGCGCGCGCTCGAGGCCGCGCACATGCAGCGGCGCCGACGAAAGGTCGCCAATGGCTGACACCTGCACACGCGAGCTCGAGGACGGGACGCTCTGCGGCGGCCGCCTGGCGCCGGCGATTCTTGGCCGGCACACCGGGCGCTGGCTGCGCACGTGTACGCGCTGCGTCGAGACGATCACCGTCGAGGAGCCGCCCGAGATCCGCGACTCGGCCCGGCCGGTGATCGGGTTCGCCGTCGCGCACGATCTGCCGCTCACCTGGCAGCAGCGCCACGAGGAGCGCGAACCATGAGGCGCCGCGTCGATCCGCGCACCGCGCATTGTGCGCCGCCCAGCGAGCCGACATGTTCGCTCGCCGGCGCTGCCCCGCGGGGCGTGCTGGTGCCGATGGTGCCGCCCTGGGAGCTCGAGGAGACCGGCGATCTGCAGAACACGATGCACAACGCGGACGAGCGGATCCGGCAGATGACGCGCCGGGGCGCGGCGACGGGGGCGCGATGAACGAAGACAGGACGCAACGCCTGGCGCGACTACTCGATGCGCAGGCCGCGGTCGATCTCGTGCTCTCGCGCGACCAGCAAGAACGTGAACGACAGGCCGACGGCAGCTTTCGCGTGCGCTGCTGCCGCTGCGGGACGTCGGTCAGCAACCCGCTTCCGGTCGCGGTGATCGTGCGCGCCTGGGTGGAGTGTCCCGAGTGCGCCGCGCGCGAGGCCGATCGATGACGACACGCCTCGAAAAAATCGAGCAGGCCGAGACCGTGCGGCTGCTCGAAACGATCGGCGCCGCGGTGTGGGTGCTCGGCACCAGGCGCCCGCGGGGCCACGCCTGCCCGAGTTGCGGCACGTTTGTGGCCGAGTCGCAGAGCACGCGGCAGACGCCCGGGATTAGCGACCTGGTGGCCTTCCTGCCCGGCCTGCCGTCGCCGGTGCTGTTCATCGAACAGAAGCGCGCGGGCGGCACGCTCTCGCCGGCGCAGCAAGATTTTCGCGCGATCGTCGAGTGCTCGACGGCGCGCTACGTCACCGGCACGCTCGACGATGTGATCGCCTGGCTGAAGGCGGCGGGGTACGTGCGGTGAGGATCATTTGCTGGATCCTCGGGCATGGCCCGACGACGCTCGAGCGCAGCGCCGAGGGCCGGCCGATGTACCGCTGTCTCAGTTGTTGGGAAACGTGGCCGCGGCCGATCACGGCGTGGCCCCCGCGAGGGCCGTATGGCAGACAACTCGAAGAAACGACCGGCCATGACGATCGAGGCGCCGCCGCGCCTAAGCCTGATCGAGATGATGGATCGCTACATGCGCCTCACGCCCGACCTGCTGATCGCTGAAGCGCGGCGCCTCGAGGCGCGCGATCACGTGCGCGCCGATCCCGAGGTGCAAGTGTTTCTCGGCGTACTGACCGGGCGGATCGCCGCGCTCGAGGATCGCCTCGCCGATATCCGGCGCGTCACGCTCAATTGAACGAAGGGACACAGAGCCATGGGACTGATAAGCGTGCTGATCGTGCTCATCGTCGTCGGCGTGCTGCTCTGGCTGGTGGAAACCCAGATCCCGATGGCGCCGCCGATGAAAGTGATCATCCGGGTGGTGGTCGTGATCGTCGTGGTGCTCTGGCTGCTCCGCCTGTTCGTCGGCGACATCCCCTTCCCCATGGTGCGCTGATGGCGAAAACCTATCTCGGCGACAGCGTCTATAGCGAGGACACCGACGACGGGCTGGTGCTCACGACGGAGAACGGCGGCCCGCCGTCCAACACCATCGTGCTCGATGCCGTCGTCGCCGCCTACCTGACGGTGATCATTGAACGCCGCTTCGCCGGCCCGCCGCTGCGGCCTAGCACCGGCGCCGGGCGCTCACAGTGGGAGGAAAGTTGACGCCGATCCCGTGCGTGCCGAGTGGCCCGGAGCGGCGGCAGGGCCACGTGTGGTCGAGCCGTGACGCCGCGGCCGTGTGTGGATGTCCGATGCGCCTGACCTGGGCGCAGAGCGTAGGAGGAGTGATGGCGAAGCGAGCGAAGGCACCAAAGACCGTGAACGGACGCCCGGCGCGCAAGCCGCAGAAGCAGCGGCCACTGCCGGGCATGGAGGATCGGGCGAATCGTGAGCTCGAGGAGATCGCGCTGGCGTACGCTGACGTGCGCGATCGCCGGGTCGCACTCCTCGCCGAAGAGGTGACGCTCAAGCAGCGGGCCTTTGCGACGCTGAAGCGGCTGGGCCGGCAGACGTATCACCGTGACGGGATCGATATGGCGATCGTGCCGGGCGAGGAAACGCTGAAGGTAAAGGTGTCGCCGCCACCGGTCGACGCCCAGGCCGTGATCGACGAGGCGACGTCGTAAGGTGCCTCTCGCGCCGCCCCGGGCGTGCTGGTGCGGGCGCATCGCCTGCCCCGTGCACCGGCGCCAAGACGGCGCCTGGGCGGGCCGCCGGGTGGTCCCGCCGCGCCTCCGGGGCCGAGCCCTGCAGCGCGCACGTGTGCAACTGTTCGACCGACAGCCCTTATGCGAGCCATGTCGAGAAGCCGGCCGCACGACCGTGGCGACCATCCGTGATCACCTGGTCCCGCTCGCCGAAGGAGGCCCCGACAATGAGACCAATACCCAGGCGATCTGCAAAACCTGCCACGATGCGAAAACCGCGCGAGAAGCGACGCGCGGCCGCGGCCGATCCCGGTGATCCAAATGGAAGTGATTTCACTTCCACCACAGCCCGGGGGGGCGTTGGGATGTTTGGTGCCGCGACTCGGGAAAC